AAGCATTGTATTTGAGATAGCTGAAAGTAAGATCACCAAAGCAGATGTATTACAGGCTATTAAAAGCCGTTCATCTGACTTTGAGAACTCTATACGTATGAGTTACGATAAAATAGTATTAGCTGTTAACTCAACTGATCGTGATATGGCAGAGAATAAAGCTTATTTCGATAAGAACATTAACCTAATCGCCAATCAAGCAGAAGTAATGGAACAAGGTTACTTTTGGGGCGTTGAGGAATTAAGTATTAGTAAAGAGGGTAGTCTTGTTGTGGCTGGAGGGTCAAACGATGCTACCTCAATTATAACAATGGAACCCGCCAAAAGCACTTCCGAAATTATGGACTCGTTGAAAGACACTCCAAGGAAATCATTTTATTCATTATTTAACTAAAAAGATCATGGCGGAATTAACCCCAGAACAAGAAAAAGAAAATGCGCTTAAGGTAATTACCGAGAAAGCGACTGATGTGGCACAACGTTACATTGCAGATAACCTAGCTAAAATGCTAAAGGTTGAAGTAGGCACTGATGAGGCTAAAGCTATCATAGCAGATATTGCTAAGGATGCCTTTAAATCATTAAAATTAAAAGATAGCGCAGATAATCAAGAGAAAGCCCTAGAGACTATTCTTGAGGAAATGCAGAAACAACACGATGCAATTGCTACTGTTGTTAAAGGATTACAAACAGGCGATAAAGGTATCGTTAAAACTTTTGAAGCAGAACTAAAGGATTATGTTGATGCTAACAAAACCCAACTAAAGGACTTGCAAGAGAACTCTAAAGGGTCAGTTAACTTCACCATGAAAGCCGCTGGTACAATGCAGATCAGTACTAACTATACTGGTGTAATTGGCCTAACTAACTTCGATACTGAGTTTGCTCGTATCCAAAGACGTCAACCGTTCATGCGTGAGCTAGTGAGAATTCTGACTACTGATAACATGTATATTGCATGGGCTGAGCAAAAGAATGCAGATCCAGGAGTAGCAGGAACAGTAGCGGAGGGAGCGTTGAAACCGCAAACTGATTTTGATATTGTTGAAGCTACTGCAAAAGTAGAAAAAATTGCTGTTTGGATTAAAGTATCTAAAGAAGCCCTAGCAGATATTAAGTTCTTACAAGGTGAGATTAACACTGAACTTCGTGAGTTAGTTGCTTTGAAATTGGATGAGCAGATTCTTTCTGGTGATGGTACTTCTCCAAACCTTAGAGGTATCTTAACTGTAGCACCTACATTTGCTGCTGTTTCTACAATGGCATTGCTTGTACCTACTCCGAATCGCTTTGATGTTATGGTAGCTGCTGTTGCTCAAATTGCTGCTGCTAACTTTGTAGCTGATACGATTGTAGTTAACCCTGCTGATTACTATGCTATGCAATTAGTGAAAGATGCAGAAGGTCGTTATTTGTTACCTCCATTTAGTTCTGCTGATGGAATGACTATTGCTGGACTTCGTGTTGTTGCTAACAATGGGGTAGCTGTTGGAACGTTTTTAGTAGGCGATTTCAAGAAAGCAACATTAGCTATTCGTGAGGATGTAAATATCCAGATCGGTTATGTTAACGATGATTTTATCCGCAACTTAGTTACGATCCTAGCTGAAATGAGAGCGGTATTGTATGTTAAGTCGAATTGGTTGAATGCGTTTGTGAAAGGAACGTTTGCTGCTGCTCAAACTGCTTTAACTAAGCCTTAGTTTTAAGTTTTCTAGTTTTTCATATTCCCCTGCAAGTCGTGAGATATGCAGGGGTTTTTTGTTATAAAGATTTCAAAGCATGATACATATCCTCAATATCAGAGGCTTTTAAGTAGTAGATATCATTACCATCACGGATAGTTATCTTATCGTTAGTCACTTCTGCCGACTTGTATTCTTTATGTCGGTACAATTTAACAGTAGCATGTTTAGGCTTATTCTGTTCATCAATCCATTTTTCGGCTGCCTCTTTAGTGCTGAACGCCTTAGAATTAATATTATCACGATAAGCCATTGCTTGCTCGTCCATATACCAATTTTTACCGCCTAAATACACCCAAGAACCGCTATTTAATCTGGCTTCATGAAATAAATCCCGTTGATACAAATCAACTCCATCTTCTGACTTCATAATAAACACAGGAAAGGTTATTCCTACTTCTTTTGCGAATTCTTCGAAGGGGATTATATTCCACGAACTTCTGTTCACATTTACAGCATGAAATCCTTGTCCGTATTTCCATAGATCATTTTGTAAACCGCTATCAATATTTAATTTTTCTATGTTTTTGACTGAGTTACCGTTAGATGCATTCCACCCCTTACTTTCATAATGCTCCATCAGCAATTTAAACTCACGATCGTTATTGACTTTTATCGCTACTTTACCGTCTAATACTGAAGTTGGTTTTAAACTTTCCTCTATCGCTTTACTAAGCATTTCTTTTGCTTTTTCTAATTGGTCTAATGCTTCTCTTAATGTGTTCATGTTATTTGTTTTTAGTTTTCAATCCAAATATACCACACAAAACACAACTTGTATATAACAATGTTGTTACGTACCTTTATGCTTATACACTATTCACCATGCAAGAAAACCCACAATTCAAAGTACAGGCGTTAACTAGGTTTCTTTACGCGCCTACAGGCCGTATATACGATGCAAACGATATATTCGAGGTAAAGACCGAATCGGATTTTAAGTACCTTACAGAAGAACATAAGCTATGTAAAGTAGCGCCTAAAGATGCAGAGGTAACCGAGACTGAGCAGGATAAGCAAGACCGAGCGCACGAGATCGAACAGCAAAGAGTTGAAGCTGAGAAAGCAGAAGCGTTAAAGGTTATTGAGGAAAAGCCCGTAGAGAAACCTAAATCTAAAGCCAAGAAATAATGTCATACCAAATCATTGATTCACCGGATATAACCGAACCAATAACGCTTGCAGAACAGAAAGCGTATTCACGTATTGATGCGGATTACTCATCTGAGGATAGTGATTTGAGTGGTTTGATTAGTGCTGCTAGGGCTGTTATTGAGGGATGGTTAAACGTTGGGTTGGCTAATCGTAATGTTCAGGTACAGTGGAATGGTTATCCGTTGCAATTGCCTTTAAGTCCTAATGTTTCTGTCGGCTCCGTTCTATCTGGAGTGGATACATTACCTACAACCGATTACACCGTTTCAGCATGGCAGAATAAGACTATAGCTATCAATTCATTAGGATCTACAGGCATTGAATGGTTTTATTCTCAAGATAATTCATATGTTACACCTTGGACTTGGACTGTATCTGAAAGCGATACCGTTTATACAGTTACATATAATACAGGCTACGAACCATCTCAATTACCAAAAGCACTTAAACAGGCTATCATGGCTCAAGTTGATTGGATGTATAAGAATAGAGGCGAACCGAGCGCATCAAGTGTATGTCCTCAAGCTGTGTTATTGGCTTCATCTTATTCCCGTAATCTAGTGTTATGATTAAGACAGGCGAACTAAACCAGCGTATTGAGATAATGAGCTTTGCCGATATTAGCGATGGAAGTGGAGGCGTAATCTCGGAGGAAGTTGTCTATTGGTCTACTTCTGCCAGGGTTAAACCGATTAAATCTAGTTCATACTTACAAGCTAATCAGGAGTCGTTAAAAGATGGGTTCGATATAACAGTTAGGTATCGGGTTGATAAGATCGTTAAACCTGATATGCGGATTAAATATAGGTCAGGGTATTTGACTATTACTTCCGCGCCTACTGATTATGTAGACAAGGTATATGTCAACTTCAAGGCTGTATGGTCACAACGTCCTGAAACAACAGAACCAACACCGCAAACATTATACGCTTATTACGGATATTTAAACGAAGGTGAGACTTTAACGGAAGCTAAGATATTGGCTGGTCAATCATTCGGTATAACTAACAATGGATCGGTTACGGTGCCGTTCAATACCTCGGATTTCAAGCTACTTTGGTTAGCTTTACCAACAGGTCAAACTGTTAAGCAATACGTAACTGATATAGGCTCAAATGAAGTCAGCCCTATTGGTTTAACAGGTACTTTTGGCGATAAAAATACTATCGGTAATTATGATGCTTACATTAGTAATTTTCCAACGATATACACAGGAGCAGGGTTGACTTTTAGTAGTTCTATACTAATACCTGATCCAGACCCTGATCCAATGCCTATACTAAATAACTCATTAGATTACTCACTAGATTTCGCTTTAACTTCATAACAATGTCAAACATAACTTACAATAACAAAACTATAGCGGTTGATCCAACTAAGCCGACAGCCGATGAAAAATGGACTGCTGCTAATGCTAATGAAGTAAAGAATGCTGTTAATTCTAAAGTAGATGCTGAATCTGGTAAAGGGTTGTCGACTAATGATTACACCACAACTGAGAAAAACAAACTCGCTAATCAATCTGGCACTAACACTGGAGATCAGGATTTAAGCGGGTTGCAACCAAAGGAATCTGGCAAGGGGTTAAGTACAAACGATTATACGACTACAGAGAAGAATAAGTTAGCACAACAAAGTGGAGTTAATACCGGAGATCAGGATTTGTCTATTTTACAACCTAGAGAAACAGGGAAAGGACTTTCTACGAATGATTTCACTAATACACTTAAAGCTAAATTAGATGGTGCTCAAAATAAGTATTTAGGGCAAGTAGGTACAGGTTGTTATATGCCTAGGAACATACTCACTGGTACAAACCAATACGCCCGTACAAGGGATATGATTATAACTACTGAGGATGTCGTTAATCCAAAAGTAGGATGGGCTAGATGGAGGGTATCTAACGGAACAGAAAGCGCCCCAACATCTGATGGAACTATTATAGCTGCTTTAGAATACCCTACAGGAGTTTACACTTATTCTAATCAAACCATTGCAAATAGTGGTAATGCAGTAACTCAAACTACAAATGCTGTCACTTTATTAGATTTTAATGTTTCTATACCTAAAGGATCAAGAGTTTATCTGTGGGTATTACAATTCAGCGCTTTAGGTGGTGTTTTATTCAGACAGGGGCAACACGCATTAAACGCAAGGCCAGGATGCTATTTGCAGAACGGATCTGGAACTCCGCCAAATCTATTAGACACATTCCCTGGGCAAGCATCAGAATATAGTTACCCGCCAGTGCTATTTTTAGGTCAAACGCTAAATCCGTCTGTTTTAGTTTTTGGTGATAGCAGAGAAGAAGGAGGATTAGAAGGTAATCGCGCACCTCATTATAATTTAGGTATTGTTAACGGGACTGTTGGTAGGGTATTTGGGTATACTAGTCTTGCTGAATCTGGGACTTTTCTAAATACATTTTCTAATGGCACATCTGCTAATAGAGCAAATAGAGTAGCTTTAGCGCAGTATTTCACACATGTAGTAAATGCATGGGGTGTAAATGACTTTGGTCAAGGAAGAACCGTTGCACAATTATTGGCTGATCGTGCAACTTTCGCTACATTTTTCCCTACTAAAACCGTTATAGGCACAACAATAATGCCTTATGTGACTACTAATGATGCTTATAGAACAACAGCAAATCAAGGTTTAGGAACAACACAACCTAAAATAAGACAAGTAAACAGAGCTATAAGGGCTGGAATAAATGGTGAAAAGTTTATTTTTGATACAGCTAAAGCGGTAGATCAATACGATAGAGATGCGTGGCAAGTATCTGCTGATCCAAGCGCAACAGTTAATCCTTTGCCAGCTTGTACATTTACAGGATCAATTTCTTCGTCTGGAGTATTAACGGTTACAGCTATTGCTTCTGGAAGTTTAGTTTATGGGTCTACTTTAACTGATATTTTAGACACTACTGGTGGAATAGCATATACTGGTCTGCCATATCCTGGAACAATGGTTTTAGAACAATTAACAGGTACTACAGGAGGTATTGGAACTTATACTGTAAGTATAGTTAATCCAACCGCTACACCAAGCAAAACAATGTATGTTGGCGGATGGGCTTCTCCAGATGGCTTACATTCAAATGCTTTAATGGCAGAACAAGCTAGAGTTAGGTTAACTGATAGTCTTATTCAGATAAGATTGTAATGGCATCACGTGTAACAGGCTTTCAAGAAATGGTTGCTAGGCTTAATAGCTATAGTACGAACGTGCAGCAGGAGGTAAAAGAAATCTTGGAATACAATATCGGGGAGATTGAGGTAGAAGCAATAGCTAATGCGCCTTCTGGAGGTGATCCAATAGCAACCGAAAACGGCCCTATTAATCAAGAAACAATAGCAGATAAAAGGAGAGGTTCGTTTGTGCCGATTAATCAAGCTATAGGCTATGAAATTGATAGAAGCGGATATAAAGGGTCAGTATACGTAGAAAAAGCAGCAGGAGATATTGCCGCCTACGTAGAATTTGGTACTGGACAAAGCGCAGCAACTTATTTGGCTACCGTACCTCAATATTGGAGAGCACAGGCACGTCTTTTTTATGTGAATGGAAAAGGCCAAATTTTAGCCAGGCCATTCCTTTATCCTGCATTTGCTAAATACTCTTTACAATTCAAAAAAGAACTTAAAGAAGTGTTTAAGCAAGTTAGGTTGTAAAACTTTATCCGCAGTAATGATTAGTCCATTCTTCTAATAAGTCAATTACAGATTCCTCATTAGTTCTGTTATAGATAAAATTATTAGATTTAATCATTTCTAACACCTTCGGATCTTCGATCGTGATTGTAATTGTTAATGCTTCCATGCCACTAAGTTAAGCTAATTGTCTATATTTGAATGTAACATTCATATTACAATATGCAAACACCCAGCCTCGCCTTACGTACATCCCTCTACGCTTCATTACAAGGCATAGTATACAACACCAAAACTATTCCGGTATATGAGGAAAAGGTTAGCACAACTCCACCCGTTGCAGTAGTAACCGTCGGAGGCGTTCAAGTCCAATGCTACATCATCCTACTTAACCAAACTGAAAACGATGATTCGCCTAAGTGTCATAAGAACGATGCTTGCTCAATTCAGATTCAGATAAATACGGTATTTCCATTTACTAAAGGTGGGTCTAAAACAGCAGAGGAAATAGAGAACTTAGTATATGTAAAGTTATTCCCTACTAGTTCGTTAATGACAGGCTTAGTATTACCTAGTCCGTTTACTTTATGGAAATCGGTTAAGCAGGGGAGCAGGTCGATTCAATATGACTCAGAAAGCAATTCGATCTGGGTACGTCAAATCACATTTAGTTTATGGATCGCACAGAGTTAGAAATACAAGCTGAACAGGTATACCCTATGCCTTTGAACCCGTGTGTGTGGACAGTACGAAAGATAGAGTACTTAAGGGAGCAATGGATTGATGCTAAGTTGTATGGAGAAAGGCTACCCGATTGAGTAGCCTTAATAATTACTTAGGGAAAGCCATGTAAAAA